CAGGAAGGCCGCCTGGATGCGCACCAGCGAACCGACGTCGGCGAGATCGCTCTTGGTATAGATCCCGCGGCCCGCGACGGTGGCGAACGTCTTGTCGCGTGTCTCGTTGAAATAGAAAGTAAAACGCTCGCAGTCGCGCTGCGCTCCTTGCACGGCCTTGAGGATTGCGTTGCCGTACTCGTTGGTGGTGTCGTCGATATCGTCGGCAACATCGGCCGTCAGGTCTGCAAGCGTGGTCATGGCTGTTCACCCGTGGCGTTGGGATTTGTGAGGTGTTGAACGGCAGTCGCCGCCCAGGCCTCGAGCGCGGGGACATCATCTTCGACGAACTTTTCGTACATCCAGCCGCGCGAGGGATGCAGCGCGCGCACGACGACGCGCTCGCGCTGCCGGCCGACGATCTCGGCCGCGCTGAAGCCGAGCCCGATGAGACGTTCGATCATGAGAGGAAACCTCGAAAGCGCCGGCATCAGCGTCGCAGCAGTCGCTCCGTCGGCGATTGGGGAAACCCGAAGCGGCAGTGCCAATCTCCCCACTCGAGGGGGAGATGTCCGGCAGGACAGAGGGGGGCGCCATAGAGCGCTGCGGACTGCGGTTTGCTTTCTCTGCCCCAGGATCGGCTACGGTCGGTCCGTCGCGAAGCGGGGGATACCTCCGGACGAAATCGCGATGCGACTCGTCCGGAGGGGGATCGGCGCACTACACTGCGCGCCGTCTACTGGTCGTTGTCGGGGATGTACTTGATCACGACATACGCATCCCCCGCCGAGGCCGCAGTGCCGGTCTGCGTATACATCGCAAACACGCGTGCATCCGCAGCGATCGGCCCGAGCGCCGCACCCGTCGGCTTGACGTTCTGCGTCAGTCCCGTCGCTGCCTCGTTGACGTCGGCCGCGGCGATGATGTTGTCATAGGTCGCCGCGTTGGTGCCGACGGTGAGCACGTTGGTCGTGCCGGCGTTGAACGCCACCGCGACATGCACGTCCGTGCCGATGATGATGGCGCCGGCAGGCAGGAACTGCTTGCCGACGCCGGTGGCGATGCCGGTGTCGTTGTAGCGGACCCGGAAGCGCAGGTAGTGCACCTGCTGCTCGTGGGTCTGGCGTGCCGTGGTGGCGAGTGTTCCGGTGGGCATATCCGTTCTCCTTCTATCAAGAGGCCGGAGCCGCGTAGGTCGAGAGCACGATCGTTCCGAAATCCTCGGAATTGTAGACCGTCTTCTTGACCCCGGAGATCCAGCTCGTGCGCACGCCGAGCTCCCGGTCGTAGTCGAAGAGCTGCTCCTTCCAGGTGAACTTGTTCTTGCCGCCGCCCTTGCCGAAGGCGATGCCTGCGGCCTGGGCGCCGCAGAAGATCGCCCGGCGCGTGTTGGGGATTGCCGCACCCGTCGCCGCGTTCACCGCTTGCGGGACACGGGTGTTCTCGACCAGCAGCGTGCGGTTGTAGACGCCGAGCATGCCGGTATAGAGGCCGTTATTGTCCTTCTCGCCGCCCTGCAGGCGCTTGCCCTGCAGGTCGAACCAGTTGCCGGCCGTGACGGTGTCGGCGCGCAGCGACAGCGTCTGGTCCGGATGGACGAAGCAGACGTAGTCGATCTCCTTGCCGAGCCCCTTGATCGGCCTCAGCATCGGCGATGCGGTCTTGCAGCGGTTCACCGCCTTGTCGATCAGCGACAGCACGAAGGTGTTGGATGCCCCGAGCGACTGGTCGTTGGCGACCGAGCCGGCGCGGAACACCCGGTTCGCGGTCGGCGCCGTCGGCGCGTTGAAGCCGGTGTACTTGACGTTGGTCTGCGCCGTGTTGCCGGCGAGATGGTTGAAGAACCAGGTGTCGATGCGGTCGGCGCCCCAGTCCTTGAGCGAGGCGTAGCACTCCTCGCGCATGTCGTAGGGAACGCGCTGCCGGTCGATCGTACCCTCGTTGCGCACGCGGTGCGCATGGCCGAGCTCGTTGATCAGAAGCTCGTCATAGTAGCGGGTGAGCGACTCCTCGTTGCCCTCCTGGGTCTGGTTCTCGGTGGTGCCCTCGCCGGTGGCGAGCATGCGGATGCCCCAGCGGATGCGGTCGCCCGCCTTCTTCTGGGTCTCCGTCATGATCTGGCAGAGGGAGCCTGCTCCCTCGCCCATGTACTCGTAGGCGACCGTCTCCTTGAGCGCCTCGACGTCCATGCGCGAGGACCAGAGCTTCACTGCCAAGGGGTCGTTGACCCCGATGGAATGTGTCGACATCTGTTTGTCCTTTGGATGGAATTGGGGTTGAGGTGCTGCGCGTGCGCCGCGAGCGGGCGAGCTTCCGCTGACGTGGGAAGATCAACGTGACGCAGATACGCCCTGCGCCGCGGCGAGGAGGATGAAGCCGATCCTCAGCGGTTAGTAGGCAAATCCCATTGCAGCCAGGCACGCGATTGGCGAAGTCCAAGCGGCAGTGCCAATCTCCCCCTCGAGGGGGAGATGTCCGGCAGGACAGAGGGGGGCGCCGTAGAGCACCAACGACGCCGGGTAGCTCCTACTTCCGCCCCTTCTTCTCCACCCTCTCGACTCGACGCGCCAGTTCCACCAGCGCCTCGAGCGTTTTCTTGTGCGCAGCAATCGCCAGCGCCGGCAGCCGCGCTTCCTTCTCGATCTCGGCCACGATTTGGGAAAGCTCCATCAAACCCCTCCCATCAGCCGCTTGAAGCCCCGCGACCCGTTGCGCGTCAGCCATGATTCAAATTCGGCCGCCGACATGTGGGCGACGTCCTCCGGCGTGCGCGGGCCGGAATTGGCGCCGCCCCCCATGCTCGAGAGCGAGAACTCGGCATCGCTCCGCCGGCCGCCGCGATACGGCACGAACTCGCTGCCGCCCTCGGCGCCAGCGCCGCCACGCCAGCCCCATTTTTTGGCCATGTCGTAGATGTAGCCGGCCGGGCTCACCCCACTCTGCGCCGCAGCCACGACGATCGCCTGCAGCTCGTTGTTGATCTGCCTGGCGATGCCTGCCTCGGTCCTGAGCTCTGGGTTGAGGCCGGCGAGCGCCTTGAGCTGACCGGTACGCTGCTCCGACATCCAGCGCACCGCCTGGTCGAACTCGGGCGCCTTGGCCTTGAAGGCGGCGGCGTCCTGGTGCCAGAACGACCAGATCTGCCGCTGGCCCTCCGCGGCTTGCATTTCGGCCAACGCGCTTTGGTCGCGCGCCACAATCTCGTTCTCCAGCGCCTGGCGTTGGTCGCGTTCGTGCTTGAGCGCGGCGAAGATGTCCTGCTCGGGATCGGGCGGCGATGACCCCCGGTTGCCGAGCGACAGCAGCGTGTTCCAGCGGTCCTCCAGCACTGCGCTGTGCCGGCGCATGTTCTCGAGCTCGGAGCGCAGCGCCCTCTTCTCCTCGCGCTCATCCTGCAGCGCCCTTAGCGGCACCGTGGTCGGCTGCCTCTCGGGAGCAGACCCGTCGCCGGCTGCCGTCTCGTCGAACAGGCCGGCCTCCGCGCCGTCGCCTTCGCCGCCATTGTCGAACTCGGCCTCGCCGCCGAGACCGTCCAGATCTGCACTCATCAGTCACCTCGTGATGTGGCGTACGCCGCCACCAAGCGAAGATGCCGTGCGCCGGCATCTGGCGAACGTCGGCGGTGAGCCGGCGAAGGGTGGATTGTTATGGAGACCGCATAGAGCTGCTCGCCAAGCCTTGCGCGAACACGCTGCAAATCTCGAACGTCGGAGATCGGCTGCGGCGCAGATGCCGCGCTGTCCTTCTCCCCTTGTTGTGGGAGAAGGTGGCCGGCAAGTTTCTGCGGCTCGCGCGGCAGAAGATTGTCGGACGGATGAGGGGTAGATCGTAGAGCGAGACCTCGCAGGAACGGGCGCCCGAAGCGTCCCTAGTTCAGCGCGCCCACCGTCGGCCCTCGCTGCGCCGCCGTCAACGCCGCCTTTGCCTTGATCCGTTCCGTCTCCTGCTCGATCAGGGCGATGCCCTTCTCATGCTCCATGCGCGCACGCTCGACCGCCAGCTTCCCCATCTCCAGCGCGTGTTTGGCCTGCTCGGCGGCGATCCTGATCTGTTGCGCCTGCAGCTGCGCCTGCGCCGCCGGATTCCCGGCGCCCGCCTTTGCCGCTATCGCCTGCTTGACCTTCTCGACGAACGATGCAGGCAGCGGCGAATATTCCGCCACCACCGCCATCTCCTCCGGCCCGAGCGCCTCCTTGAACATCGGCAGGAGCTGCATCATCAGCTGGAAGGTGCGCTCCTTTTCGTTGGGCGAGGTCGGCGCATCGTCGACAATGATGTCATATTCGATGTCGGCCACCGCCTGGCGCGTCAGCGGCACATATTGTGCCTTGTCGGTGCCGAGGATGCGTACCATGCGCCCGTCCGACAGGTAGTCCTGGATGAGCTTCAGCATCCCCCGGCCCTGGATCTTGCGATAGCGCTTGAGGCTGTCGAAGAAGCTCGCCAGGATGCCCATGCCCGACTGCTTGCGCTGGTATTCCAGCACGCCCGGCTGGTTGACCTCGCGCATGCCGAGTAGCTCCATGTTGATGCCGGTCGCCTTGACGATCATCTCGTCGGCGTACTGCAGCAGCCGGTCGAAGCCGGCCGGGAACTGCGCCATCGGCTTCGGTTGTACCTTCGCCCCGTTCGGGTTGGAGAGCGCGCCCTTCTCGAGATAGGTGATGCGGTCGGTGCGCGCCCAGCTCGCCTCTGCCTCGCGGTCGTCCTCGAATACGCCGCGCTCGGCGAGCACGCCGCCCTTGGCCTGCGAATTGAGGATGTGCAGGATCTGGCTGAGCCACTTGTTGGCCCAGCGCTGCGGATCCTTGGCGCGTCTCACCACGCCGTAGAAGATGCCCTTGTCATTGTCCTTCAGGCCGGTGATGCAGTTCCAGGTGAAGCCGCCGGTCTGCGTCGGCGCAGCCTGCTTGAGCACGCCTGACCCGAGGATGCACTGCACCACTCGCTCGCGCCTTACCTTCACCGAGTTGAGCACGCTGCCCGCCTTCTGCGCGACAGCGAACTTCTCCTCATCCAGCTCGACAACCATCGGCTGGGCCATGCCCGGGCTGAAGATCGCAGCTTTGTGGAGTACGACGTCCTCGGCATATTGGCAGGCGACGATGGTCACCTTGTCGGGCGCCCGATCCTTGCCCTCGGGCGATGCCGCATAGCGGTTCGCCGGATCGTTGCGCGAGGGCTCGCCGTCGCCGCCATCAGCGTCGGCCCAGGCCGCGTCGAGCTCGGCCGGATCGACGTCCGGGAACATCTTTTCGGCCTCGGCTCTCTCGACCTTGCGCACCCGCCACCTCCGGCGCGAGTCGACCAGATTGGCCTTCACCGCATTGCAGTCCCACACCATCTCGAAGGCGTCGATGTGCTCGATCTTGGGGTCGCCGTCCGGATTGGCGGCGCGATCGAGCCGCGTCTCGGTCCAGCCCATGCCGGAGGTGATCGCGTCCTTGAAGGCTGCGGACTCCTCGTCCTCGGCGTCGCACTGGTCGCGGAACCATTCGGCCGCTGACGTCAGCACCTCGTTGGGCAAGCTGTCGCCGCTCTCGCGCGGGATGTAGCGCACCTCGCGCCGGTTGCCGACCTCGGCGCCGACCACCGCATCGACAAGCACGCCGATGCGATTGAACACGATCGCCGGCCGCCCCTGCTCCTCCAGCAGCCGCTTGTCCTCCGGCGACCACTGGTCGCCATCGCGGAACTGGAAGTCCTCGCGCGCTTGCTTACGCCACCGCGCCGCCTTGGCGACGTCCTCGCGATACCAGCCCTTCAGCCGCTGCAGATAGGGATTGTCGCCCGAGGCCTCGTCCTCGGGCGCGCGCGAATAATAACCGGCCATGTGGTTTGTCTTGGATGGCGTGTTCGATGACGGATAGCGTGTTCGATGAAAAAGGCACTTCGCAAGAAGCGACCGGTGGCGTCGCGGAAGTGGTTGGAATTGGTTTCGGCGCCGATCTCCGGGAACATGAGGGTATCGTGTTAGGCTGCGAGGTCAATCGTCTGATCGACGAGTTTGGTGTCGAGGGTTTGCCATCCGGTGACCTTTCGCAGGGTGATTTGACCGGAGGCCAGCAGAGCCCAGAACAGCATGGCGGCGGTGTCGGCCGACGGCAGCACGGTCTGGGTCTTGATGCGGCGCTTGAACTCCTCGTGCAATCGTTCGATGACGTTGGTGGTTCGGGCGCTCTTCCACTGGCTCGGCGGCAAGCGGGTGAAGGCGAACAGGCGCTCGCCGGCCTCCTCGAGACTGTCGGCGACGGCGCGATGCTTGAGCCGCCATTTGCGCAAGAAGGCCTTGCGCCGTGCGGCGATCTCCTCGGGGGTGGCGGCATAGATCATGTCGCTGTAATCGGCGGTGATCTCGTCGTGCAGGCGGCGGGGAGAATGTGCCAGCAGGTTCCTGTGCTTGTGGACGGTACAGCGCTGGACCGGCACGCCACCCCACACGGCGGCGATCGCCGCGTCGAGGCCTGGCGCACCGTCGACGATGAGGAACTCAGGTCGTTGCAGCCCGCGCCGCACGAGGTCGTCGAGGACGATGCGCCAAGCCCCGGCGCTTTCGCTGCCCATGCTCTTGATGGCCAGCAGCAGCTTTTGTCCGTCGGCGCGCACGCCGATGACGACAAGCAGCGTGACTGCCGTGGCCTTGCGGTCGAGCCGTACCTTTACCACCGTGCCGTCGAGGATCAGCCGCACGATCGGTTCGGCGGCCAGCGAACGGCTGTTCCAGGCGTCCCAGTCGCCCTTCATCTTGTGCCAGGCCCGGCTGACGACGTCCTTGCCGACAGCGCCCCTGAACATCGCTGCCAACGCCCGCTGCACCCGCCGTGTATTGGTGCCGGCCAGATAGGCGCCGGCAATCACGGCATCGGCAGCAAGCGTGCGGCGCTGGTAACGGCGAAGTGTGGAGCTGTGCCACTCAGTGGTTCGACCCTCGTCCGTTTCCAGCCTGGCCCGTGGAACGCTGATCTCGGTCTTGCCGAAGGTGCCCATCAGCGTGCGCTTTCGGCTGCCGTGCCGATAGCCGGCCCTCATCGCCCCTTCATCGGCTTCATCGCTGTTCGGCGCCCGCCGGCCGTAGCGTGGACGCTCCAGGAAGGCGTCGAGCTCGGATCGGATCAACTCCTCGATGAGCCCACGGATCCGTGCGCGTATCATCTCCTCCAGCGGATCATTCCAACTGCCGAAAACATCGGGAAAATCCTCCACCGGATCAGTTGTCGGCTGTCCCCTGTCACTCGTCATGCTATCGCTCGTCATGGCGTGGTCTCCGGTCCGGCGCTCCAACGCCGGATGATTCGAGGTTCATTCACACCTCGGAGACTACGCCACCCTCAATTCCAACCGACCTCGCGACGCCACCTCGTGTTACACGGATTCATTTCGAGCTTCCCTAACGTCAAGTCTCTCGTATCTTAAGGTTCAGCCGGCGCTCTCGCCTCGACCTTCCTGTGAATATAGTCCTATCTGGGCGTTTGGCGAATCTTTTTGCCTGCGATCCCCTCCCCCATCCTTGCGATGGTAGGGGCGCTGCCGCGAGATTGGCGTCTCACCGCTCCACCGCGAGGTCGGTGGCGCAGCCCAGCAACGCCTCGTGTACGGCAGGGCACCGGTCCTCGGCTTCGCCGATGCACAGCTGATGCTCGAGGTCGGCGGATGCCTGGCCGGCGAGTGGACCAGCGACGACTCCAGTCGCCGCCGCCAGGCTCTTCCTGATCATCGGTTGCTGCCTGGCTTATCGACAAAGCAGCGTTTCGGCGCGATGCGGCCCTATCACCGGCGGCGAGCTCGATGAAGCGAAACTGACG